ACAGATGGTATTGATGGTAATGGACCTGCAACATTTTCTTACGCAGGTAGTGTAGTATCATCGACTAATCAAATTTCTTTACCATCATCTACTCCAATAGTTACAACTGTCTCAGCGGCAGCTAATGGGGGTAACATTGAGTCTATTGATTCAATTAAGTATTTTGCACCTAGACTTTATTCATCACAGTACAGAGCAGTTACAGCAAGAGATTATGAGAGTATAGTACAACAAATATACCCTAATACTGAATCTGTATCTGTTGTTGGTGGTGAGGAATTAAATCCACCAGAATTTGGAACTGTATTTATTACTATAAAACCAAAAAATGGTGAGTTTGTATCTGATTTTGATAAAAGTGCAATTTTATCTAATTTAAAAAGTTATTCGTTAGCAGGTATCAATCAAAAACTACTTGATCTCAAACTATTATATGTCGAATTAGATTCATTTGTCTATTTTGATGCATCAAAAGTCACTACAATATCTGATTTAAAAACAAAAATAACAAATGGTCTTCTTACATATGCATCATCGACTGATTTAAATAAATTTGGAGGAAGATTTAAATATAGTCGTGTATTAAATGTAATTGATAATATAGATGATGCGATTACATCAAACATTACTAGAGTTAGAATAAGAAGAAATTTAAAAGCATTAACTAATCAATTTGCTCAATATGAATTATGTTATGGAAATAGATTTTATATAAATCCACAAGGTAAAAATATAAAGAGCACTGGTTTTACCATTCAAGGTCAAACTGATATGTTATATTTTACTGATATACCAAATAAGAATAGTGATGGTACATTAGATGGTAGTGGAAAAGGTGTTTTGGCTATTGTTAAAGGTGATGCAGAACTATCAAGGGGGCAATTAGTCGTTACTTCAGCTGGAATAGTTGATTACGTACATGGTGAGGTAATCATATCTACAGTGAACATAACCTCGACTCAGAGATCAAACAATATTGTTGAAATTCAAGCATTTCCTGAGTCAAATGATGTTATTGGTTTAAAAGATTTGTATTTGAGTTTTGCTGTTGGTGATAGTGCCATAAATATGGTTAAAGACACTATTACATCTGGTGAACAGATTTCTG